CTGCGATGCTGGCCACTTCTCCTGCAGGATTAGCCGCCAGAAAGTTCCGCTTGATCTCGGCGTGGTCAGTCCCCAGAGGCAGCTCCACAAGGTTGCTGCCGGGAATGTGAGAGCGCAGAGCAGCCGGAAGTAGTTCCGCTCCCTTCTCCTTCAACCATTCGTTCACGTCTGCAATCAACTGAGTTTCAGTCTCTCCCGCTGCTGGGCGATCCTTAAACTCCAGAGCGTTGTAGTTGATCTTGTTTCCGTCTTGACCCGTCATAGGGTCACGCTCACTGAAACTCTTCGTTACGAACTTCGTGCTAGTGATAACACTTGCACAGTTAATTCGATTGTTATAGAGATTCTGGAAGTAAGCGATGAAGTTCTTCTGCGAAGATTTCCCAGAGATAATCGTCGTTGTGACGCAGCGTGGTGGGAGGAGACGATGCTTAGGAGTTACACCGACGTATGCGATTCGGATAAACTCTTCGCCGTTCCTCATCCCGAGGTTTCCGAAGAACGGAGTAAAGCCAAGCAGGATGAACTCGATCGGAATACCGTTGTCGTTTGCGTCGACAATGGCAGACTCAGAATCGACATCGGATTTCCAACGTCGGGCCTGAAGATCGATCCTTAGCGTGTGCGGAGGGACGTTACAGAGAATTTCGTCAGCCTCAAAGTTGCCAGCGATAAATACCATGACTGTAAATCAGAGAGAGAAATCAATAGAACCGAGAGCAGCAGTCGTCACTTTTCCTTTTTCAGGATCGGCGGCTTTCTTAGGTGTTGTGCGGGAAGACTTCGGAAGGTAAAGAACTTTGTCGACGGTGTAGTTCAGGTAAGTTTTTTCGTCCTTAGTAGAGCTGGAGACTTTACCTACAGCAATTGTCGGTGTACCGGGGGCCAGTTCGGACAGTTGTTTAGACAACTCTCCAAATGCGCTGAGCTTGAACCAACTGGTTTCCTTTTCGTCGTTTTGCCACGCGAGCGAACGGTTAGTTACAGTTGTGTCGTCAAGTTCAACCTCATCCGACTTAGGACCCAGGCCCCCTGTGGCAATGAAAAGATTCATCGCCAGGAGATCATCGAAGTTTTCTTTGGTGACGATCAGAATCGGTTGCATCACCAGAACTCCATCGGGAGTTGGCTTTGTCGGACCGATAGCCAGACAGGTTTCGTTCTCTTCGAGTTTCTGGAGAAGCTTGCCTACGTAGTGATCCTTCTTTTGTTTCAGTTGGAGTTTGGTTGGGATTCGTTTGTCGGATGCTGGTAGGGACTCTGCGATGACATCGATAATGCCATCAGTTTCGTTGGCGGTTGCGGTAACTCTAAGACCGAGAGTGAAGACGTTCACGTTCTAGTTTCCTGTAGATAGTTGAGCGATGGACGTTAAAGGCCTTGGCAATCTGTGTAACACTGACGCCTTGGCTTGCGTAGGCTAGCATCATCCGAGTATCCCCGCCCGTGAGTTTCTCGTTTTTCCTGTCCGCGTAGCTGAAGTGAAATGGGTTCACACAGTCCCGGTTGCCGCAAGTGAGTCTCAGGTGGGCATCTTCTTTTGGGATATCTAAGTACTTGAGAATGACGTTCCGGACGTATAGCCGTTGTTTAAACAAGTAGATACACGGGTAGCCGTCTTTGTCGTATTTACCTTCCCAGGGAAAACAATCGCTGTGCTTGAAGTCGTTGACTGCCAACTTTTTAAATAGTTCAGACAGCTCTGTAGGTTCGACTTCAGCGTATGCGAGTTGGTATGAACTCGCCTGAACGGCTCGGCAGATGTCTGCTGCCTGTGCCTGCGCGTGGCTGCTTTCATTTGCTTCGATCCGTATTTGAGTTTGAATCCCGTCTTTGTGTAAGTTGAGAGCGTATTGCTTCACTACCAAAAACCTTTACGTTCCCTGATTGGTTCTGGGTTTGTGTTCTCGATGAAGAATCTCTTTAACGAGTGCCCTACTGCATAAACGCTATCTAATGTTTTTGCCAGCATACTGGCTTCTTCGTACGACTTAAATACTTGAGCTTTGTCCTTGTTCTTATTGTACTTTACGACCTTATCTCGGGTCAGTGATTTTTCGACATACTGTCCAGTCAAGTTCGTTATTACCCACGCTTCGCGGAAACGCAGGTGCGTCATTCCGGTCATTTCCGCTTCGGTGTAGAGCTTGACGGGTTTTGTCTTTTTAACTTTATCTGTGTTTTTACGAGCCGCTGGTTTCTTTACCGAAGGCTTACCTGTATCTTTATATTTTTTTAGTTTCCTTGCTGCGTTTGCCGCTTGGAGCGCCGTGGTTACACCCTCTTCAGTTAGGTAAATTGCCTGATCGACTTCGCTCCAAACCAGCCCGTAGTAAAGACCACCGACTTTGAGTGTGTAGATTTCTTTATCTTTTTCTAGTTTTACTGCTGCTTGCATTTCAGTTTAAAGCCCGCCAGGAGTATACCTGACGGGCTGGTTCTCCGAAACCCTCGGTCTATTTACTTCTTCTTTTTGTTTTTTGCCTTTGCTTCTGCTTTCTTTTTAGCCTCAGCTTTTGAAGCTTGTTGTTTTTTCGGTTGAGTTTGTTTCATGTTTGTCGTTCCAGGCTGACCTGCTTTGTTGATTAAACCTACTACTCCTGTGTTCTCTGGTTGTTTTTTGGTTTCCCTAGGGTCTGGCGTTTTAATCGTTGTTTGTTTTGGCATGGGTTTTTCGCCAGCTTTTTCTAGTTGTCTGTTTAAGAAGTCAGTAGCTTTCCCGCCGAACTCTGCGCCTTTGACTTTATTCTCGTACAGGTAGTCTCTAAAGCCCGCAGCCCCCAGACCGGACTCTTTATATATGTCTTTTAATTCTCCTTTAGTAACTCTAGGGTTCTTAGATTGTCCGGTACGCATAGCTTCTTTTAAAGCCTTGCTCACGTTGAGCGTCGTCCCTATCTCTTCTCCACCCCCTTCGGTTCTCCTGCCACCCGGTCCTTGGGTGCCTGTTCTTTGAGTGCCTGGTCTTTGAGTGCCTGGTCTTTGGGTATTCGGCTGATTGCGGCCTGTAGTACCACCTGGGCGGGTATTGCTTGTATTACTGAGTGTAACGTCACCTACAGACATACCTTCTACGGCTATGTCTGGGTTGCCGATGTTCGAGAATGTAGGGCTTACTGTGATATTCGGTGTCTGGAATCCACCAGCGGACCCGTATTGAACCATGGTGGATGCCAGCGCTGGCCCCCTCCCAAGCCGACTCCCTCTAGCAGACTTAGGGTTATAGAACTGCTGTATCATCGTGGGGAAGTCGTATCCCGTGGTAGGCTCAGCCATTTTTAATAAAGGCGCCAGACAGTCTTTCCTAGATTGTAAACCCTTCTAAGGGTGTTTACTGTACCTTTTTCTCAAGTTCGTTATTTATCAGCCCAAGTTGTGCCGATGTTAGCGTCTGCTTCAGCTGGAACGTCTTTAAGTACACATTCAGCAGCTTTAATCATTATATTTTCTAGAGTCTGTTTATACTTTTCTGCTTGATCTTCTTTTACCTCAAGCACTAGTTCATCGTGAATACACGCAACTAATCGCACGTCGTCTGTAATGTGTTCCCCTAACTCTGATATAGCGATCTTAAGAATGTCAGCTCCGGACCCCTGAATCAGGGTGTTAGCGCTGGCCATCATCGTCGCATCATCGTAACTAAGTAAACGGCGGCGACCACAGGCTGTTCGGGTGTAAGCCCACCCGTCTCGAATCAGATCCGCCCGCTCCTGATGCCAACTCCGCAACGTTGGGTATGCCGCATGAAACGCCGCGTGGGCGACCTTAGCCTCTGACAACGAAATGATCTTGCCGCTCTGTGCCGCGTAGGTCTTGTATTTTCTGTAGCCCATCCCATACAAAAGAGCGAAGTTTAGTGTCTTACCGTCCTGTCTTTGATCCTTGGTGACTTCTTCAATCGGTTTTTTGTAGATCAGACTTGCGGTCATGGTGTGGAGGTCGATCCCTTCGCGGAACGCCTTTCGCATTTGTGGAATGTTGACGAGCTGTGCCGCCAGTCGCAGTTCGATCTGCGCCCAATCACAGATCACGAGTCTGTATCCTTCCTCCGCAATGAAGCACTGCCTGAATTCTTTATCTCTCGGAATCTGTTGAATGTTGACTGAGAACGTTGTTTTCGCTTCCTTCTTTGTTGTCTTCCCCGCCCCGCTTGATGTAAATCTCCCAGAGTTAGCTCCGACTTGGTTGTAACCCGCGTGGAGCCTCTGCGTTAAAGGATGTATGTTGTTCAGGATCTTCTCAACGTGCTCTAATTTAGTTTCAATTTTTGTTCTTTCTCTATACAGTTTTAGTGTCGGGTCGTCGCTGTGGAATTCAGCCAGGGCGATTTGATTAAGCGTTGGTTTGTTGGTCGACTGGTTTACGGGTAGCTCAACCTCGCACAGCGTTAACGCGTTGATGACCTGAACCGTGCTTCCAGGGTTGAATTCCTTTTTGGCTTTCTTGCCGATTTGGATCACTCCCTCTGCGTTGCGGGGAAGCTTACTATCATCAGGCAGTCGGCTATCTAAGCTCGTTATAAATTCGTTTGTCTTGTCGTCCAGCTCTTTCAGTAGCTTGACTTTAAGAGTTTGGAGCTTGCCGACATCGATCTTGAATCCAGCGCTGCACATTCTTGCCACGGGGCGTATGCACTTGCTCTCGATGCTGTAAACCCCTAGCAGATTCTCCTCTTTCAGTTCGGCAAGCTGTTCGGCTGCGATTCGCGGAAGAATGTCAACGTCCGTGGCTGAGTACTCGATCTGATCGAGCGAAAGGTTGTCCGCACCCCAGTTCGATACTTGCTGCTCTTTATCTAACTCCAGCCCGAGTCTACGTTCAGCGACAGCTTTCAGTGAGCATGATACATCTGCGAAGTAGACCTTACCGATCTTTGGGCTGACTTTCTGTTCTTTGAAACCGGATCGCAGAACCCTCTCCGCTACATAAGTATCGAAGATCTTGCCCTTAAAATCTATACCTAAGTACAGGAGGAATTGAAGGTCGAAGTTTGCGTTGTGAAAGATTAGAAGTTCTCTGCTCTCTATGAGTTGACGTAGTTCTTCAACAACGTTCGTCTTGAATAAATCAAATACATAAATAGTTCTGTTGCCGTCCGCTGCATCTGTATTGCACAACTGAACCAGCCTGGGCTTTGCCAGCCCTGGTTGAAGCCCCGTGGTTTCTGTATCCACACAGAGCTTTGTGACTTGCTCCAGCTCTTTCAGAGCCTCCTCGGCTTTAGTTTGTTCAGTTAAATACTTGACGATCATGATGTAGGGATTAAAAAGGCCCAGACGAATCTGGGCCACGGGTCATTAAGTGGGGACTTCAGCCAGTGTAAGTAACGAAGTAGTTG